GATCTAAAACAAATTCAGAATTGGTGAGTTGACCTGAATAAGCTAAAGCATTTCTAATGTCTTTATCGACTATGCTCCAAACCTTATCAAGTTCTGCGATAGGTATTCTAACTAACTCCATAAATACTATAATTACTACTTAAAAACAATGATATAATTAAGCAGACTTTTCGTCAAATATTTCTATATAACTAACTATGCCACTAATGCCTGCTGTGGATGAAGACTCTATTTTAAGAGCATCTCCTGATTCTAAGACATTTGGTCCTTTAGAAACATTACAAATCGTTGGTCCTGTAATGTTAGCATAAGCTATCTGATAAGTCGTAGATGCTGAACTATCAGTAACAGATACCTTAACAATGGTATTCGTTCCTTCGCTAGTTAATTGAATGTTTTTTACGATAGCTGTTCTATCAGTTGGAACAGTATAAACAGTTACAGGTGTTGTAACTGATGGGTCATAAAATGCGTTTTTATATATGTTTGCCATTATGTTAAATCAAACCATTTAATTAAACCTGCAATAGGATTATTATTACTTTTACCTCTTGCAGCTAAAGTTAATATATCAGAAGTACCGCCAATAGTCTGTCCTAATTGATTAGCAAAAGGAATGTCTCCTGCTAAAGTTATAGTTGGTGCAGCTTTACCTGATAAATAATTACCAGCTATTCTAGTGCCTGTTGCAGACAATGCTCTAGTTGTTAAATCATATTCTATGTTGTCGTCAAAACTTGTATAGCTATATGAACCTGAAGCTAAAGTTACTCCATAAAATAAACCACATTCATAATCAGCATTTGTAAGTGCAGATACATCATAACCTGTTGGAACGATTACTGCATAAGGTCTTGATGATTTAATTCTTATTGCAGCTATTGAATACCAAGTGTCACCAGTTGTTAGTGTAGAAGGTGAACCAAGTGCAGCAGTACCAATCATCTTTCTTCTACCCTCTGGTGAATAACCACCTTCAATTAAAGTTGTAGAACAAACTTGTTGTAAGGTGTATGTACCTGCAGCTAATGTTGCAGCTGTTTCAATTTCATATCTTATTGGAAGATTTGCTGTTTGCATATAAACAGTAGATAAATCATTTGCATTATAAAATGTGTGTGCAACAATAAATTTACCATCAATGACAAAACCAACTCTGACAGATCCCATACCTAACCATTCAAAATCCATAAATAAAATTGTGGCTTTAGTTGGATCTAATGTATATCCTGACTTGCCTGTACCATCTAACTTATCTCCATTCCATTCTGATTGAGATTTCTCAGTATCGGCAGCAGATCCTGTTACATAAGTTCTTCTAACAATCTTTAATGTTTCACCATCAGCATAAAAGAATATTCCATTGTTAGCATCAAACATTCCAACCTTTTGTTTTAGATTGGCTGTCAATGTATTCATAACGAATGTATTTAAATTAAGTAATGATTTACCAGGTTGATAAGACATAACTCTTTTAGATTGTCTTATGACCTTATCGCCACTTACTTCTGTAACGTTTAAATTAACTGTAGATTTATTTGCAGTATAAGTAACTCCACCTGATCCTGATAATGATTCATCAAAGAGTGTATTCTTTGACATTACATTTTTAGAATCAAATATGGTTAATGGATTAGAAACCCTAAGTCTGCCAAAGGCATCATAAGCAGTTGAGCCATCCCCACCGCCTATAATCGTTGGTTCTACATTAACATTATTACAAGACATTAATCTTCTTTTTTATTATTAGAAAACAAATCATCAAATGCGTCTTTCCAGAATTGCATAGTTTTTTTATTAAACTTAATGATTTCTTTTTTCCAATATTTGTAAGTATGGATTTCATCTAAAGATTTAAACCAATTATCAAACATATTATTTCTCCTATAGTTTAGGTAATCCTAACATTGGTCTTTTATCAAATAAATTTGATTTTGCAAACTTACCATTTAAGTGATTATAGTGCAGAAACACTTGACCACATATATTACCTGTAAAAGGTTCTCTCCAATGTTCTAGTTCACAACCTGAGTATATCAACATATCTCCTGGTTTTAAATCTATTTTTATACCTTGTGGTGCATTAGGTTTATGTATGTTTTTATATTCATCTATTACATTATCTGAACCTGTAGGGTCTAAATATATTGACCATACATCTCCACCTAGATTTAAAGTAGTAGATATTTCACAACTGGGTCTATCTTTATGTCTTTTTAAGATTGCACCTTTTTCATATACTCTTGCATAAGAATAAGTTGGAATTAAATCTAATCCTGTTCTTTGTTTCATTATGGGTAATACTTTCATTAATAAAGTTTCCATTACTTGATCTGCATAAATAGAATATGTATTAGGAACTTGTTGATCTTTCCAAGTACCAAATAAACCATTTTCTGCTATGATGTTATTGTCATACATATATTTAACAGCATCTCTTTTAAGTAAAAAATAATTAAAACAAAAGTTAGCTAGTTCATAAGATATTGCATTTTCTAATACTTGATATTTGTCTCTTTGAAATGTCATACAAACATACCTTTCTGCAAAAAATTAAATGATACTGATATTCTAGGTTCGTCAGAATTATTAGGGTCAACACAATGATTAACCCAAGATGGAAACATAATTAATCTTCCAGCTTTAGGTTCAAAGTGTACTTCTTTCCATAAATGTTTAGGTTCTTCTTTATTAGTTTTTCTTGGTCTAGACATTAATGACATTGTCCTAGTATCTTCTATTTTTAAATGACCACAATTATCAGGAGTCTTAACGTAATATACACCTGACCATAATGAATTAGGGTGTATGTGTGGTCTATTAAATCCACCTTTATAATTTATGTTAGCCCACATATTACCTAAGAATGGTTCGTTATCTAAACATTCATCTTCGTATATTTCTTTTTGAGCAAGATATAATTCTTCGACTAAATGTTTATACTCAGGTTTTGTGTGCATATCAGTTTGTGAGTGCCAACCATACATATTAGTTTTTTTTAGTCCCTCATCATTCTTAGACCATTCAATTATCTTATCTGTTAAGTAATCATTGTATTCAGATGTTCCTACATCTTTAATATAAACTGGTGTAGCAAAGTAAAGTTCTCTATGTATCATTTAAAAGGTTCTCCTCCAAACCACATTACTAAAGATTTTCTTAATCCTTTAGTTACTGGCACAACTCTATGCATAACAAAACTTGCAAAGAATACTGCATGTCCTTGTTTGGGTCTTAATATCTGTCCTGGTTTTGCAAGTTCTAATCCACCACCCTCAAAATCAGACTCAGGAGATAATACTAAAGTCATTGATATTTTTCTAACAGGTGGTTCATGTTTCATAATTAAATCACAATCCATATGCCAATCGTAAAAACCACCCTCAGGGTATTCAGTATATTGTGCTTGTTCATTAATAGCCATATCTTGAAAGCCAAAGTGTCGTCTATTTGTTTTGTGCATCATATCTTCTAATTTTTTATACATAGGAATTGCGTCAGGGTGGTTAAATGGAATCCAACTAATATGTGATATTCTAGTTTTAGTATCATATTTTCCGCCTGACCCTCCACCTACTTGTGCGTTTTGTGGTGGCATTGATCTACCTAATTTACTTATGATTTCGCATTGTTCAGGTGTAAAAATAGGTTCAGTAGTTTCCACCAAATAAGATTTCCAGTTTGGTTCTGTATGTATCATTCTGCTCCTCTATTCATTATTGGGTTATAATGTACATCACAGTTTGCTGCTAATGTACGTCTGACTTCATTTGTTGAATTAAATGGATAAACACAATGTCTCATATCATAAGGAAATACATAAAAGTCTTTTTCTCTTAATATGGGTTGATAATCTACTTTAGCAAATTGACCTGATGCTGAACCTAGTAATTGTAATTTACCATTTTGTGGTTTATCTACTGCTGAATATTCTACCCCATAATTAATTGGTAATTTTAAAATCATAACAGATGAAAGACCTGTAAATAAATTTCCTTGATGTATATGAACAGGATTATATTCATTTGCTTTCATTTCATTAATCCATATTGAGTTTAAATGTGTTTGATATTGATTAATTTTATTCCAATCTAAATAATGATGATAGACTTGCATAAACCAATCATAAACATTCTTAGTTAAAAGATTATGTCTTTTCATTTTAGATTCATCATCTCCATCATAAAATATAGAATGTTCGTTTTGAATCTTACCAACAAGTTGTCTATTAGCTGGTGCTAATTTATTAAAGTTAGTTTCGTATATTTGATTGATTGCAACAAAGATGTCTAATGGTACTTCGTATCGCAATATAGATTGACCTAAGAATATGAAATCAAACTTCATCTAAATCTATTGGAATGTAATCTTCCATTGCCTTTCTAATATCTTGTGGTGTTTCTCCTTGTATCACTTTTATTGGAAATTCAGTATAACCTAATTCTAATCCTGCAAGAAATCTATTATTACCTGCAAGTATTTTATATTTATCGTTTTCTTTAATTGTTATTAATGGATTGATGATTTTATTCATCTGTTTAATTTTGTGTTTGACCTTTTGATAAAAAGGAGATTGTCTTTGGTTAACTGGATTTTTTTCCAAATTCCTGTTCCGTAGAAATAGCTTCTCTCTTTTTATAATCAAGTTCTCCATCTCTTTGTACTCTCTCAATAGTTTTTAATTGACCCAATACGTTAAAGACCTCAGGTTGAGAAGAACCCTCAGTTAATGTTTTAGCTTTATTTTGCATAATTTTTGAATAAGAATCTAATTGATGTTGATTAACGTCTTTAGTATCAAATGTTCCATCATCATATTCTTTCTTTAACTTAGACCACATTTTTAATTCTCTCATTCTATCTTTTGCAGTAAGTTCCATATTTGCTTTTGCGTAAATCTTTTCATCAAGATTAACTTGTAATAATTCTTTTCTTAGATCATCTTTTTCGTTAGCAATTTTCTTTTCTAATTTTTTAATCTTTATATCATTACGTCTATAATCAAATGATAATGACATTAAGTTTTCTAAGAATACGTTTTGTTCTCTTACGCATTGCCAATATTTAGCAGCTTTAGTTGGGTACTTCATATCTTGAAGTACGGATATTCTAGCTTCTGTTTCTGTTCTAAAGATTTGTTTTTTTGTCCAAGTATCTCTAAGTTCTCCCACCATATTTTTAAATGCTTTTACATCTTCACTTGGTAAGATGTTATGCAAGTGTGGTTCTTCTTTTTCGATTAATGGCTGAATGTTTCTTTTTTCCTGAGACATTTAATATAAGTTTTCTATACTATTAGAATGATAAAGTAAATGTTAAGAAGCTGTGATAGTTTGTGTTACTGGACTTGAACCTGTCCATTTACTCCACTAATGTTATGTCAGCTGGTCTATCTCTCATAGCTTTTTCTTCATCTGATAATAAATCCCAAGCAGCTTGTGCAGCTTGTATTTCTGCATCTACTATTGCTTGTGCTTCATCTTTACTTTTAACAGTACCTAACACTTTGTTTATCCAAAGGTTTGCATCTTTGTTATGTGCTGGTACTTGCCAAATGTTTCCTGGAAATCCTGAGATTGTAAACTTAGCAGATTCGCTATGTTCAATAAAACCTTTTCCCCAGTTATTAGCTACGATGTATGTTTTTGTTGCCATATTGTCTTCCTTAACTTACTGTAATTGTTTTTGTTTGTAATGCTCCTGAACCTGTGTATTCTTCTGTTACATTTGTATAAACTGTGCCAGTATAACCGCCAAATACTAAAGCTGCTGCTTGAGTTCCTGTTCCTCCTGGAGCTAACCTTGCAGTTGCCATAGATGTACTATTTGTCCAACTTGTACCATCATATTCTTCTGTTGCTCCTGTTGCAGCTGTGCTAAAACCTCCAAAAGCTACAGCAGAGTTAGGATTAGTAACACCTCCTCTTATATCTTGTCTTCCAGTATTTAAAGAATTAACTGATGTCCAAGTAGAACCATCATATTCTTCTGTAATAATTTGAGAGACTCCACTAATAGAACCACCAAAACCTAAAGCAGCTGTTTGTAATCCTCCACCTCCTAAAGCACTTCTTGCTGTATTTAAACTTCCTGGAGATGTTGCCCAACTATTACCATCATATTCTTCTGTTGCTGCTGACTTACCACCTGGTACATTTCCACCAAAAGCTAAAGCAGCTGTTTGTGTACCAGCACCTGCTAATGAACCTCTTGCAGTATTTAAAGAATTTGATGGAGACCAAGTAGAACCATTGTATTCTTCTGTTGCTCCTGTGAAAGCTGGAGTAGAGCCACCAAAAATTACTGCTGCAGTTTGAGTACCAGCACCTGCTAAAGTATATCTTGAAGTTGCTATATTTCCACTAGGTGACCAAGATGTTCCGTTATATTCTTCTGTTAAATTTTTGACAACACCATCGTAACCACCAGCTGCTAATGCTTCTGTTTGTGTTCCTGCTCCTGCCATATGGTATCTTGCAGTTGCTAGATTTCCACCAGTTGCCCAAGTACCTGTTGTTGTAGCAGAAGTTAATTTCAAAGAACCTGAACTAGAATTATACCAAACTTGTCCTATATTAGGATCAGCAGGGTCAGCTGAAAGACTTTGAATTGAAAAACCTTTTATACCTTTATATTCACTCATTATTTATTCTCCTTTATATTCACTCATTATTTATTCTTCAGCAACCAACCTTGCGTTCCATCTACATAAACTAAAGTAAATGCTGCTCTCTCTATTGATACAGTTAAGTCTGATGCTGCTCCTTGAATTGGACTGCCATTTCTAGCAATAGTTAAATTGTTCGTATCAAATGTTCCTGCGTAATCAATGAAAGTAATAAAGTCTCCAAGAGATGGAGAACCTGGAAGTGTTGCAGTAATTGCAGCAGAAGTTGTATTAATAAAATATCCCTCACTAGCTACAGCATTAAAGTTTCCTGTTTTAACAGTTTGCCAAGATTCTCCACCTGCTACATCTCCAAAAGATAAATTTCCTGAACCATCTGTCTTTAATGCTTGATCTGCCGAACCATCTGCTATTGGTAAAGTTAAAGTAAAGCTAGACGCAAGAGTTCCTGCTTTTAAACCAATATAATTTGTGCCATCATCTGTATCTTCAAATATTCTTAAGTTACCAGCTTGTGTGGCATTACCTGAAATGTTTACAACACCAGTTCCATCAGGTGCTAAAGTTATGTCTCCATTTGAAGTAGATACGATTGAATTAGTATTAACATCTAAGTTACCACCTAATTGTGGAGTAGTATCTTCTACTACGTTTGCTAACTTACCATTGATTTGAGTTTGAATTGCAGAAGTTACTCCATTGACATAACTTAATTCCGTATTGCTGACATCTCCATTTCCAATCTTACTAGCATCAATGGAATTAACTGCTAATGTTATTGTACCTGATGATGTTATTGGTGAACCTGATACTGTAAACTCTGAAGAACCTGCATCTGCTACAGCTACTGAACTTACAGTACCTGTAAACTGAGGTTGTACTTGAGAGAAAGTAATATTAACGCTACCAATGCTTCCGCTATTATCGGTTGTGCATAAATAAATCTTGTCTGCATTTGTTGATCCTTCTTGAACGATTACTAATTGTCCAGCTAGTTCAGCAACAGTATCAAAGTCAGGATCTCTACTTGCTGCTCCACTTGCAGGTACTATGTATATACCATTTTGAGTTTGGTTTGTCTGATCTTTTACTAATATCTTATTACCTGTTACTAAGCTAACTCCATCTAAGGTATCTCCATTTTCTAAGTCAGTAGCTAAGTCAAGGTTTGCAGTAGTAGCAAGTCTTGTAATAATTCTAGTTTTTAATCCTGCAACTAAATCATCAACGTAAGTTTTTGTCGTAACGTCTGAACCTAATGAAGGAGTTGACATACCAGTAATTGAACCACCAGTAATCGTAACGTTATTTGAATCTTGAGTAGCAATAGAACCAAGACCTAATGAAGTTCTTACAGTAGCACCTGATTCAGCTACAAAGTTAGTTCCATTACCAACAATGAAATTACTATCAGTTGGAGTAAGTCCAGCAATGTCAGTTAATTGAGCATCTAAAGGTTGTTTATTACTAAATTGAGTTTGTATGGCACTTGTTACACCTGATAGGTAACCAAGTTCAGTTGATGTAACAGATGATGCAGCAACTTTGCCTGAACCATTAGATTCTAATGCTCTTGATGCTGTTAAGTTAGATGATGTAATCGTTGAAGCACCACCAGTAATCGTTGCTTGTTTAGCATCTAATTGAGTTTGAATGTTTGATGTTACGCCATTTAAATAATTGAATTCTGTATTGTCAACTACACCTGTTCCTAATTTAGCTGCATTAATATTTGCACCTGTAGCAACTTGTGCATCTGTAATTAATTCAGTTGGTATGGAATTATTTGTTTTACTTAATATACCTATGAAAATATTTGTAAGAGCTTCATTAGATAATGAACCACTATCCCAAGTAACGTTAACTGTAGTATCAGTTGAAAAAGATGATGATGAAATTGTTCCGTAAATAGTTCCTGGTGTTGGAGCAATAACTTTTACTCTACGACCTGCATGATAAACTGATGTTACATCAGCACCAGCAATCGTAAATGAAGTTCCTGATACATAAGCAGAAGTATATGCACCACTACCATCTCCATACTCAATCCATTCTGCATCATTGAACCAATCTCTTGTGTTCTTCATTAATGCTCTAATGGCATTGTTTAGGTTTGAAGGTAACATACCTTCACCAACGAATATTGAATTTAATGATGTGTTACTGGCTTGTGTTGTTGAATAATCTTTAATATTTGTTGCCATCTAATCTCCTATGAACCAAGCAAATGCTTTGTTGTTTTCAATGTTCTTTTCATTAACCAATACGTTAACAGCTTCTTCAATTTGTCTTT